ACAACTAACTTGATTGCCTTATCTTTACATGCTTTGGGATTGTAGTTAGGTACGCCATCATAGAATATTTTATAAAACATCTTATGTGGATTAGGCACAAACTCCAACTCCATCGTGTCAGTGTCAAGAATATGGAAACCACGCTCTTCATCACAGTCGATCCACGTTTGTTCAAATGGAGAACCCAGATACCAAATGTTATCAGCATGTGATCGCTTGTGAAAATGACCACTTAATGTCATGTCAAACTTACTGAACATTCGACGATCCGTGCCTTCTTTGTTCATCAATCCTCTTGCCATCTCAAATCCTTGAAGGTTGAGATGACCCAGACAAATCTTGGCAGAAGTCGTTTCAATCATCTCGATCGTTTGTTCTCGATTGCCTTGATTGATCCAAGGAACAAACAACAACGGATGCTCTACACCTTGATACCATACCTCGGTGGGATCAGAATACCATTGAAATCGCGCACCACCAGAGAACAAACAATCCATCGAGTTAATGGCATTGGTGTTTCTGTAAAATGTGTCGTGATTTCCGATTATTACCTTCAAATCAAACTTTTCAGACAGCGTGTGTATCAGAGATCGGAACGAATACAGCGTTTTGTAATTTATCCATTTTCGGCGATCTGTGATGTCTCCTAAGTGTATGATATTGTTGATGTTATTGGCTTCCAAATAAGGGATAAAAACGTCATACCAAAATAAGTATTGATATTTCGCAAAAGTGTCACTATCCCCTCTTACCCCTGCGTGAGTGTCTGAACAAAGAGCAATTTTCATAGTTTTTTTAATCCTCTTCTTTTTCGGGCATTTTACTACCCTTTACCCAATTATCATGGGCAGTTAATATTTGTAGATTGTCTTGATGATGTAATCCACCCTTTGAAATTGGATGGATATGATCTACATGGTATGGTATGCCAGTTTCTTCACTAAGCTCCCGACACCTTTGGTAGATAGCCTGAATAGCATCATAGTCTACATCATCTGGAGTTTGTTCCAACTTTTTTGCTCTGTAAGCAGCGGACTTCGCAGCATTAGAGGCTTTGTCTCTTCTCAACCATTGATCTTGAAACTTCTCATAGTTTTCTGCTCGCCATCTCCTTTGTTTAGCATTTACTTTTTCTTGTGTTCTGTATGGTGCCATCAACTCTGGGTCTGCCAACTTAGCCAACCCTTGTTCGATGCTACACGGCTTACACTTATACCCGCTAACATACTTTGTTGTGCTACCACACTTCTTACAAGGAGTAGTGCTTTCATACCACTTCTCACCTTTAGATATAGCCTCTTTGCGATTTCTTCCAGAAATTTGCTTCCAAGATAGTTTCTTCTGCGACATAACGTCTCCTTTCTTATGATACCACCATAGTTACCCATGTAGGTATTTATAAGAAATGGAACTTTCACTTAGACTTTTTCTTCCTCGGTCAAATTAGCAGCAAATTGTAGAATACTGTTACTATTGCTACCAGACTTCCTCTTTTTGGATTTTGGTGATTTACTCGTTTTGATTGCCTTTTTCTTCTCAACCGAGTCTTCATAGTTGTGAATGAACTCACTCATGTTATCATACAGCTTGGCAAATCCGAGACTGGTCACGTTGTTGTAATCCTCTTCACTCATCGTGTCACCACCCTGCATGATGCTGTCGTTCTCCAGAGACTTGTATTTGACATACAGTTGTTTCTTCTCCTTCTGAATACGACGAATGAAGGCATAGTAGATGATCTGTGTAAAATATGAGAATGGGTTCTTTGACTTGTCTGGATCAAAGTTGTGAATGTATTGAATACAGTTCTCTACACCATCAGCAATCATGTCATCGCGAAAGCCATAACTAATAAAGTTGGACTTGAACGATAGGTGATTGGCAATCTTCCAGAAGATCGTACCAATCTCGTCAGGTATCTGTGGCGGTGACTCGTCATTTGCTTCGGCTTCAAGCACCGACTTTCGGTACTTTACCATATGCTCAAGAAACTCTTTGTTGTCTACATAATGATCTGGTCGCTTCATTGCGGCACTCCTCATAAATCTACATTATATGTTTTCACCTTGAACTTCTCCGATTTGTATATTGAATAACGCTCTTGATAATGTTTCAGCGAGAAGTTCTTGGTTTGTCTTCCGTTCGTCAAATCATCTACAATATCGTATAATGTTGCCTCCTCGTCATCCACTCGTCGTAACGCACGACCAATGCTTTGTAATGTTCTTACCCGAGATTTACCCGGATGCGTGAATACCACGTTATGTAATCGTTTGATGTTGATACCTTGAGAGTATACACCAGACGAAGCAATAATGATAGCATTTTTTTCAGTTTCTACAATGGCACGCACATTTTCTCTTGTGTCCAAGTCTGTGCCACCATAGACAAAGAAACACTTTCGATCCTCATCACACGCTTCCTTTATCATCTTGAACAAAGGAACACCATGCTTGTCAACATAGTTGAATAACACGAGTGTATTTCCCTTCAAGCTCAACACGAGGTTCTTGATGAACTTGTTGCGTGATTCGTTTGATACCAGATAGTCAACCTCTTCCTGATACTTGAGATTTGAAGCAACACGCTCTTGATGCTTGAGAACGATTGCCTTGACTGTAAAGTCTGCCAGCACCTTGTTTTCAATAAGATTAGCAGTTGCCGTCACCTTTCGTACACCACCCAACAAACCTTCGATCACCAGCTTGTTGGTGAGTGTGCCATCCAATGTGCCTGTTGTACCAAAACGATAGGGTGTGTTGACCATCTTTGTCATAATGCCTGTGATTGACTTGGCTTTGACACCATGACACTCATCAACAATCACGGTTCCAAACTGATCGAAATATGATTTTGGCATTCTGAATAGAGATTGCCATGTTGAAATAACAATCGGTTTTTCCGTAACCTTGTCTCTACCGGACATGATTTCGTGAATGTTTGATCCAGCATCAAACCCATAGCTTCGGAAGTCTTTTCGCATCTGTGCCACGAGTGATGTAGAAGGAACGATAATCAAATGCTTTCGATCATGTTGTTCCATGTACCATCGTATCAATAGATAGATGATCAGACTCTTGCCCGAACCTGTTGGTGACAACAATAACATTCTTCGCTTACGAATAGCCGATACAAAACCTTTCAATTGGTAGTCTCTCGGCTTGAACGGAAGACCCAATGTAGAGACAAACTCTTCGGCTTCGTTCATCGAGAAGTTTTCATCGCCTTCACCATCATAGTTGAATATGTATCCACGCTCTCGACAAAAGTTGCGAATGTGGTCAATCAATCCAGCATAGATGGTGTGGTCTTTGTAGTTCAGTAGTCGTATCTTTCCATCCCACGCACCCATTTTGTACGATGGCTGGAACTTTGCCGAAGGAACGTCAAATGTGAAATAGTCGGACATTTCACGAATAACATAAGGTTCAGAACTAACCCATAGATACACGTCATCCTTCTTGGCAACGGCTACTGTATCCATTTAGTTCGCACCACCTAGAAACTTACGCCAATCAATCGCATTTTTGATTTGTTGAGAGCGCCACTTGATGTTGTCAAGAATGGAAAGCAGGAGCTTGACCTTCTCATCCTGTTCCGAGATTTGAATCAGGTGTCGAACCACTTCTACATCTCCTTCCACATACTTGGGAACCTCTGATTTGAGAACACGAATGTCCAAAGGTTGCCATCCACGCTCTTCCAAGTCCTCTTGACACATTCTGCCACTATAGTAGTCAGTCTTGTCACGATACAGAATCTTGTGCATCTCACGCATCTTCTGTAGCTGTCGTCTCTCATCGGTCAACATTCGTACATATTTAGAATGTAGATTAGGAATCTTCAAACTCTCGGTATCCAACTCCAAATCATCAATCTTACTGTCGGCACTCCACATCTCATAGATTTCTTCAATCTCGGTCATTCCAATAAGATGTTTCATTTAAACATAACCTCCAACTATATTGAAATCCAGACGTAGTTCTGGAGTCGGCACATAGTATAATCCCCAAAGGAATACTTGTCAAGACCTAAGTGCTAACTTTTTCGTATGAATAACGAAGATACCGGAAAGTTGCCGTTGCTTTTATCCCTTCAATGTCACCAGACGCAGAATCGAAGAGAACTTCAGAGAGGTTGGTTGGAAAAAGATCCTCAAATCTTATGATGTAATTAGCATTCATATTGGAGTTTAATATAGTCAAGGTGGCATCTGAATATATTTGTTGTGCCTTCTGTGCTTTATATTCATTATAATCATTTGGAAATCCAAGACCAATCAACCAGTCGTATAACTCTCTCCAGTTTTGAAGGTCTTCATCTACGATGAACGTGACATTGAGAGGATCAAACGTAATGTCATTACCCGGAACGAAGGTCGGCATGAGTGGTGTTGGTTGTGCAGCTTCGCCTAATGAAATACCCGGAAGGTTGGCTGATGTCAGAAACCATGTAGTCTGTGGTAGTGCTTCGATTCCAAAACGGAATCCTACTGGAGACAAATAGTTGATGTTCGTTGGTTGATTAGTGAATGTTTTTGCCATGTTCACCTCCTGTATATATTTAGGAAACCACAAAAACAAATCGGGGAGCATCCCGAAGGACACTCCCCGTTTTGTGTGCTACTACTTTAGCTTA